CTGGCGATTCAGGAGGACGTAAAGCCGGATCCTGAGCGATAGGGGCATTAAGAAAAGCTTCTGCCTGGTCCCGAGGAAGCGTCTTTAAATAATCTGCCGTCGCTCTATTGATTCGCCCATTAACTCGAGCATTATCAATCCTATCAAAAAAGTCTCTACTCGGGAACGGAGGAGGAGTTTGTGCAGGAGCAGGCGCTGGACCACCAGTTTTAGTAGGCCTCATAGCGTTTCGCTGCTCATCAGTCATCCTTGTCATAGTACTTGTTCGTGTTGCGGTACGTCCTTCAGCATCTTGTTGGCTATCAGTGATGAAAGCTTGATACTGACCAAGCTTTTCTCCAACACTCTGACGCATAGCCGGAGTAAGCTGGTTCAAACCAAACGAATCGATTCCCGGCTGAAGGCGCTCGCCCTCGGCCTGGTGAATGCGATTGGTCTCTCGGTTGAAGTAAACAACCCGATCCCCCAGATTCATCTTTACAAACTCGCCTGTCGGACCAACCCGTTGGAACTCGGCGGCACTCGTGTAGTGATCAGGCTGTCGGGCTGCCAACTGTCGACCCGTAGCCGCCCCAAGAAACCCACCGGGTTCAGTCGCAGGCGTCACAGGAACCCGGCCTTGTGCTCGAGTTATTTGCCGTGCTCTTCTCAAAGCGTCAGCCTGCTCTGCATTGAGGCCCCGGTCAATAATTTCTTGCTCAGTAGCGTCGTCACCACGAGCTACTTCTCGTTTTTCTACTGCAGCTTGAGGTGTGAACTCGCCTTGCGGAGGCCCGTCAGGGCTAACGTCACTTTGGGCTTGACGAACTGAGTCAACAAGACTTTGTCCTGCGGCACTCTGAGCCTGAGGGGCCGCCTGTGGCGCTTGATACGCACCAATCTCATTTGTAATGGCCTGACCAACACTGTTGGTTGCGGCATAGCTTTTACCAATCGTGTCCTGCTCGTCGGCAGGAGCACCAATAATGGTGACCGTTCCATCAGGATCTTGGCGATAGCGATAGCCACCTGCTCCAGCAACTTCACGAGGCTGTTGTGCAGCAGGGGCCGTATCAGCTTCAATAGCAGCAGCGGCACCAGCAGGAGCTTGAGTAGCAGGAGCAGCGGCACCAGCAGGAGCTTGAGTATCAGGAGCAGCAGGAGCAGCAGGAGCTTCAGCAGCGGGTTGTTCTTCAGCTTGCGCTTGAGGAGCAGACTGACCAGAGAGATTCGAAATCATTTCTGCGATTTCATTGTCATCCATATCTTGGAAACGACGCAGCAACGCAACCCGTTCCGCATCACTCAGACCAGGCAACTGCTCTTTCAGCTTGATAGCAAGCGCAGGAAGATCCTTGGATTTCTCATAAGCCTTCATCGAACCGGCAAGCTCGGCGAACTTAGCACCGGCAGTAGCCAAACTCTCGACACCTCGACCAATCGTCTGGTCGAAGAACTGCTTGAGTGACTCCAGCTTCTTCGCATCCGCTTCGGCTTGCTGCATTCCAGCTTGGCTGGCTGCTTGCAAAAGCTTTCCTTCAGCTTCTCGAGCCTGACGAAGCGCAACGTCTTGAATGCCTTTGGTTTGTTTGAGACTGGCCCCACCCATGGCTGCCTGAGCACCAAGGAGACCACGAGTAGCCTGACCAGCAGCAGCGCCTACGGCACCTCGACCAGCCTGCATGACTTTCCTGAATGTTTCTGCTCCAGAAGTTCCACTCTGCTGTTCACTCTGGATTCTTCTTGCCTCTTTGATTCCGTATCGAAGAGTCGGAGAAAGCGCTGTCTGAAGACCTCGCAGTGCTAAATCAGCGCCAGCAAAGATAGCGGCGTCTTTAGCAACATCGAACTTACGCTCTTTCTCTTGCTGCTGCAGAAGGGCAAACGTAGCAGGATCTTTAGAAGCCAGTACTCGCTGAGTCAGCGGATCGGCCTCCAAAAGCTCTGAGTCGTATTCGTCCAGAAGCTCTTGATCAACCGCGTCTAAACCTCGGTTGCGATTACGTCGTTGCATTCTAGCGGATTCGCCTGAACCGTTTGAACCATTCGCCATTTTATCCTACCCCAAAAGTTTCAGCCTGGAACCTATCGTATTGGGTTCCAGTAACCGGTTGAGAGTTCACGGTGCTCATGCTGCCAGCAAGCAATGCATCGTCTCTCTTGACCTGCATTGCAGCTTTCTCGCGCTGTCTGGCTTGCTTCTGAGCAGCCTTGTCTTGCTTCTGTGCGTCCTTGAGTGCTTTGGCTGCTGCCTTGGCGCTTTCTTCCTGAAAACCACCAACACCAGACGCAATCATAGAGGCTGCCAACATACTTACTGCTGCAACTCTAGCACCAGGAATAGGGGCTGCTGCAACGGCAGCGGCTCCTGGTAGCGCTGATATTGCGCCCTCTACAGCCCCTGTTGCGGCACCTGCGATTTCATCTTTCTGAGCCATAAGAACCTCTAACTATAGAGCATGAATATCTATTACCATGCTTCGACCACCGACCATGATGTGTTTCCAACCAGGGACGTTGTATGACGGGGTTTGGTCGGAGTTTTCATAACCCCTCAAACCACTCGCCTGGTTCACACCGCTCGTCGCTGAAGGGTGAGGAGAGTCAGCCAGAGACCGTATCAGCACCATCACTGCAACATGATGCTCCCCTGCCGAAAACGTGGGGTGAGCAATGAACGAAAACTGCTTGCGAGCATGCATGTGCTGCCAAGCCGTAGAGGCGTAAAGATATCGAGTCGATGCATCCGACTTTACTCCGTCGATCCACAACGCAAACTCAGCACACCACTCCTCTTCAAGCTTGCCTGGAAAGTTGCCATTATCGTCTTCAACGCCCGACCCCCAGGCAGAAAGAGCACCACCCATTTCATAGGCGTAAAAGCTACACAGAATGGTTGATGGAGTGCTGTCTTCATCGACAAAAAAAGTAGCTCCCATGTTGTGTACAGGAACCCAACCAGTCAGGTCGCTCTTGTTTGTCTTGGCGTCATCGGTCTTAGAACCAGTATGAGGATGATGGAAGGAGAGGTTCTCCACTCCAAACTCTTTCTTCCGGTAGTAAACCTCAGAACTTACAGCCTCAGTGCGGGGTGATGGAGTTTCAAAGAAGTTCGGCTTGTAGATATGCCGGGTCTGAGCAACAGGCAGATTTCCATACGGAGCGGTAGGCGTTCCTTGTCCAGTAGGAAAGTCCGACGTTACCTCAATCGCTTTGTTGACGAAGGTCTCAGACTCATCGTAGACATCGGTAAAGAAGTCAATCGATACCTCGTCTCCGTCACTCGGCTTTGTAGGGGGCTTGATGGGCATATCTACCTCACAAAGGTTCGGGCATGAAGTCGAGAGTTACCGATTGTAACTTTGGCATCATCAGGTGGCAGATTGTCCCAGTAGTCAACCTTGAGTTGCAAGCCAATGTACAACTGATCGGTGTAATCTTGTGTGTAGCTATACCCGGTGATGCCATCTGTGCTGCTGCCACCAGAAAACAAGTGACTGGCACAAATGTTCTGCCGCAAACGAGCTTTTCCAGCAAATATTGTGGCCATGTTATTGTATCCAGTTCCCTTACCAGTGGTGCTTGCCCAGGTATACATACTTTTGAACAATCTACTGGCACCTGATATCGTGCCCATGCCATTAATATTGAACTGATCAATACTCTCTGTGATGGGGCCATGAAACCCATACGGACCCATTCGAACGAACCTCGTTGTAGATGGCATTGGTATCCAGTTTGATGAGTTGGTAGGAGTTGAGGCAGATAAGATGTATGCCAGCCGAGTGGTAATCTGAGTCTTTTTCTGAACCCCGTGTGGCCCCACTAAATCACCTGGAGATGGCGTCTTGGACTCCGATGGTGCCGCGAAAATATCCATGTGGTATCGAACCAGCAGCATGTGGTCATCATATGGAGGAGGGCTGTAGGTCAACGGTCCGATAATCTGATCGGCGCTTGCAGCATTCAAAATACCGAACTGTCCGTCATAAATAGAGCCTCCGTTTATAATTTTGTTACCAAAAAAACCAGACGTGTCTCTACCAGATGAGGGAGTCACGTCTCCCTTGGTGAACATCCGACGGTCTAACCCTTCATCTCTGATGTTGTCAGAGTCCACACCTTTACGGTTGTTAGAATCTCCAGTGGGAGTTGTGGCTGTTACCCATGAATCAACGGTATCGTTGACATCGGCAACATCAAGAGTCTCACCCGGTATGATGTCCCTAATATTGACTCTCGACATTATCTCTTCCTCTGATGAACGATAAGTTCTCTTTCAAGCATAGTACATGGCTGTAAAACGCCGGTTCTTTCAACGTCTTCCGCAGCAACTCGATTGTCAACGTAGGACATTTTGTACTGAACCTTCACGTCTGTTTTACCAGAAAGAACAGGTATAGCACCGACAAGATAGACAGAGTTTCTCTCTACATGGTTGGCAAACCAACCTGATTCAGCCACCACGTCTCCCGCCACAAGAACCCTAAACTTGATGCAAGCAAACATTCTACGAGGCTCAGCAAGATCGTCTGGATCGTTGTCAGGAATGTATACGTCCCAAAGATGAGCTTCTTTTTCGTGTCCAATAACTGGTGTAAAACTGCGATTGTTTTTTCCCCATGTTGGGTCATAAACACCAGCCCACTGGCCTGAAGAGAAATTTTGTCTTGGGTTAGCCACGTCCCCGTTATTGTTTACCTCTTCTCTTCCCATCCATTTGAAAGTACCAGAGAACTCAACAATCAATAGACTGTCATCATCCAGATCCAATGCCAATGATGGAAGGGTGTTGAAAGATGAGTATGCTGACGGCCTTCCAGAACCATTCGAGTTCCACCCTACGGTAGACCCATCTCCACCCAAATCTAACAACTTGATCTGACCATAAGTGCCATTGAAAGTTGTATGAGCGTCGGCAAACACAGCGTTGAAAGTGTTGCTGTGAACAACAGGCAATGAGTTGATTGCGGTAGGCGTAGCGGTGTTGTTGTAAAAGCCACCGGAAAAAGCTTTCTCTCGGAAGTTGTCGCGGTCTAAATAGCCATTGAACTCTTCGACAAATTCCTTCTGATTCTCGAGCCAGTCCTCTGGAATCAGGGCATCTCCCGATTCGTGGTATTCCTTTCGGTATTTCCAAGCCATCAAGTCCCTCCTCTTGGTGATTTTGCAGATATACCAAGGGCTTCGTTCAACGGCTTGATATCTCTTTGCTCTCCGAGCTTGACCTCAATGTCATAACCTACGACCTGTATCTGCCTGCTTTCAGGGGCAAAGGTAAACTGCATTTCGCGTGCAGGGCCAACTGACGCAGCACTGACATCGAATCGAATCGGTACTGGTCGAGCATTAGCCCACACGCCTGCGCCAGAGGATGTTGGGCCCCAAACCGCTGGCACAGACGGTGGAAAAGTGTACTTCCTTTTAACGTCGGTCATTGGACCGTAGATGAACTGACGATCATTTGGATCTTGTTGATCTGCTGCCTGAGCAGTTGGTCGAACCTCGGAGGTAGATCGATTCACCCGATAGTTGAGGGTCATGTCATTGTTGCCATAGGCTACAGCGTAGACAATCACATGAGCAGGCTGAACAGAACGATAGACGCTGCCGAAATCAATCGATGACGTTTCATATAGAGGCTCTACTGATCGAATCGGCAGGTTTCGATAAGCGCTGTTTGTGAAGTGACCTTTTCTCGCTGCACCCCTGGTGTAGACATAGATTCCCTGGGAATCAACACCGAGACTGGTGTTTGTCTCTTCACCAGTAGCATTGCTTCCATAGAACAGATAGCCACGGTGATCCTTGCTTGTAACCATGCATCCGATTGGGTAGTTTTCTCGGAAACTCCAGGCGCCAATCTCATAGTGGTACACGAGAACCAAGTCGTTCTTATCAGACCCAAGAGTTGGCACGGCCAACCAGTACTCTCGGTCTTTGAGATAGACAGCACCAAACGCATTGAGCAAAGCGGCAGGATTCACCTTCTTCATCAAATCTGGAATCGGAGTGGAGATGTTCACGATTCCAGTAATGGTTCCTGTGTTCTCCAAAGCACCCTTGAGCAGGTACACACCATCTGCAGCAAGAAAGCCAAGACCCATCCCTGGAATCTCTTTGATTGAGTTTGGTGCCGAGCAGCCTGTGTCCTGGGTCAAAGTCACAGCCTGAAAACCGTTCGCAGGGTCACCCTTGATAAGGTAGATGCCGGTTCGCTTAAATACGACCAGAGCATTCCGAGTGGCATACATGCCCGTGATAGGGCCTTCTGATGCGTCACCGATAAAGAACACATTGTCTGGGGGAAACACCTCAGGAAACAACGGTGCGCTGTATGCAACCTCGCTGCCGTTATGACCTGCGATGAACATGGTGTTTTTGAATGACTTCAAAAACTTCACGCCGCTTGGAATCGGCCCAAAGTCTTCTTCAAATAGTAAGGCTCCGAGAAGGGCGTCTTGCTTTCCATCTTCGAAAGTCTCTGCAAAGTTGTCTTGAATTTCATCGAGAAAATAGTATCTGTCGCCGCGAGAGAGTGAGGCCAACTGATTCGACGAATTGTACAGATTCTGAGTTCTATAGATTCGACGAGCCACTGTCCCCACCGGGCCAGTCGGGATGTTCACACGAATGAATGTTCTGCCGTCTTGGTTCGAAAACGAAAAGTTGTCGTTCGCCCCCTCCTCGTGAGAATACAGCGTGTTGCCATTTTCAAAGGTAACGATACCGCTCGCAATCGATGGCGCAGACTCCTGTCCTCTTTGATTCACGAAGGTGACCTTGTATCGATATCCGTTCTTTTGTTTTCCATAGTCAATGCCATCTGAACGTACTGAATCAGGATCGTTGTTCTGATTTCCGATTCCGCATGCATTGAGTTCATGAAACTTTTTAGAGGTGTTGCCGTCTCCATTTGCGTAAAACACAGTAGCGTGCATGTCGTCGCTACCAACCCCATTCATACCAATAGCAGAAGGCGGCGCAGGCTTGGAAGAGTATCCGGCATTGTCTACTTTGTTACCGTCAAAAACAATGATTCTGTCGTAGCCGTTGGCAAAGTAGATATTGCCGCCCCAGGTCTGAGACTGA